GAGCACCTTTGTCACGTTGTAGCCAAAGGTCTCAAACTCTCGGTCTGTTCCGATGGCGGCGATCACTGCCTCCGCGCTTTTTTCCGCTTCGTCGGGGTCTTCGTATGCTTCTTCGTGTGGGCCACCCTCGATCACCAGGATCGTGCGTTCTTCCCGCTCCGGCTCCTTTACAGAAAAGCCGGTCATCACCACCAGCGCCGCCGCCATAATCAGCAGCACCCACGCAGCAGCGATAATGCGGTCATTTGTCGTTGGGTTTCGTCGTTTTATGTGGCATCATCCTTTCTCTCGCCATATGAGCAGAAATCATCATAACCACTGGCGACCATCCGGCAAGCGTATGTTTTGAACTTCCGGCAATCCTTACAGCGCACCACGACCTCTGCGTCTACGGTGGGCATTTGCCGTATCACTCGGTCAGCTTCTGTGAAACCTTCTGCCAAATTATCCAAATGCGTTTCCCCTGCCAAAATTAATTTCCGTGTCTTCTTAAATTCTGCGTCAAACAAATCTCTTACATTATCTGCATCAATCAGCCGCATCGTTGTCACCTCCGTCCATCTTCGCTACCTTCACATACGCCAATCTCAAAATATCGTCTACAAAACTGTCACAGCTGTCGCAGATATAATCACCAGAATCATCGTAAAACTGATATGCTGTGCATGGTACAGCTTTAATTCCTGTGTACAATTCCAAACGTCTGATAAATTCGCCGTAATCTAGCTCTTCAAGTTTTCTCAGCTCTTTAAACTGCTGTCTTGTGATGCTGCTCATCACTCCACCACCTCATACGTTTTCTTGAAGATGTCCGCCTTGCAGGGGAAGAACTCCCCGTTCACGCCCCGGATGATGTAGTCACCCTTTCCGCACCGCATGGTGCCCTCCAAGGTCTCGATGTCGATATATGCCGCGGTATGAGATATCTCCGAATCACCCATGAACTTTATGCACTCTTTCCAGTTCCAGCCCAGAAAGCGGATTGCCTGAATCTCCACCGGCTTCTTACGATATGTTCTGATCGCCATGTCATTTCACCTCCACATACGCCACTTCCAACAATCTGTCCACGTCGTGACTGCTGTTTCCGACGTAATCCCCGGCAGCATCGAAAAACTGATAGGAACTGCACGGCCTTGCCTCAATGCCTGTGTACTTTTTCAGCAAGCACAGGAATTCTTCATAGTCACACAGTTTAGCGTTTTTCAGCTCCCGATACTGCTCCTTTGTGATCTGCGCCATTGCGTTACCTCCTCCCATAGTCCTGCTCCCACATATCTTGCCAGTAGTCATCGTTTTGCTCTTTGCATTGCCAGCAGCATGTAAAGCAAATATTTGCATCTTCTAAATAATCCATGCTTTTGCGGTATGTGATGACCCGGCGAAACCAACGGCCACACTGAGGGCAAAACCCAAATAACTTCTGGATGATGTTGCGTTTGTCCATCACTCCACCACCTCTCCCCAGAACTTACTTCGGCAAGAATCACAACCCGCCTTAGTAAGGATATGGGTACAATGTGTTTTGCCATATGACTTATCCAGAGCTGTTGGACATATAGCAATCACGCCATCGCTTTCGACCATCGCCTCCGGCCACTGTTCCAGAAACACGCTTTGTCGTGTCTTGCGGGGATGTGCGGCAGACCATTCCTCAATAACTGAAACAATTCTGCAATCGTCGCCCATATCCAACAATGAGTTACATTCAAAGTCTTTTGCGGGACACTCACAACATTCCCCGGCATGATAATGAAAGTTGCACATCCGGTTCCGTTCCTCGATAAACTTAACCGCGTCCATAGCCGTCCTCCTTCAACTCCTCCAGCAGTTCGGTGAACCGCCTATTCCATTCCCGCACACCGCAAAACACATACACGGCAAGCGCAATCCAGATAATTGACGCAATGTCACTCATGCTCATTGTTTCGCCTCCTTGATCCGCTCCGCCAGCCGCTCCAGCTTGTACCGGCGGAATGTTTCCACCTGTCCCGCGCAGTCGAACAGCATCACCATCTGCCGCAGCATGATCTCCACGTCGGCGATCTCCTCCGCAATAGCTTCCACGTTGTCACGGCCACGACGGTGCTTACAAAGCTCCTTTGTCAGTTCGCTCATTTCCTCAATGGCCATTACCATCTGCGCCTCTGCTCCAAAGGCTTCCAGCGCCTCCCGGCAGATTTCGTCACCTTCTTGCGCCGACAGATTAAACCGCAACCCCTCGTTGGCCTGCCGCAGCGCTTCTATCTCCCGCTGCTGGTTCTTGATCAGGTCGGCGGCGGCAAACTGCACTATGGTTTCACAATCTTCTCCATCCGCCGGGCATTCCTTGCAATATGCGCAAGAATTTGCCCCATTTGATGCACAGCACCGCAGCGCCATCACGATCTCTTCTCTTGTCATGTTTCCGTCCTCCGTTTCTTGAATTTCTTACACCCAGCTCCGCAGTCCAGAGGAAGAAATATCGCAAGGCCCTTTCCCATGTTGGGCGAGTAATCCTTGTCACCCTCAGAAAAGCAATATCCGAAAATCACAGCGCCGTCAGATCTTTCATAAGGTGTTTTCAGTTCTGCGCAAAACCGGCAAACCCGGCAGCACTTCAGCGGAAGCTCTTTCGCATCTTCCCACAAGGCGGTTTGCCCTTCTCGTGTCATGTTCTCACTCCTCCCCAAACCGCATTTTCGTCACCGCAATGGGAAACGGCTCTATCTCGCTTGCCCAACGGGCGGAACCTTTCCCGTGTGTCCTTTCAAAGCACAGCGGAAAGCCTCCGATGCCATCAAATAAGCTCCCCAGCGTCGCGTCCTCCGGCAGATACTTTGCCATGCGGTCGATCATCCACTGCCAGAAAGGCAAGGCGATGGAGTTGCCCAATGCCTTATACTTGGGACTGTCTGCTTCCTTGTGCTTCTTGCCCTTCTCGTCCGTCCAGTCGCCGATGTCAACCCATCCGTCCGGATAACCCTGCAATCGGGTACATTCCAGCGGGGTCACCCTGCGCACCACCATGTTCGTCACCGGGTATGTCTCCGCATCCTCCCGATATGCGCAGTTTGGCCTTGCTCGCAGCGCATGTGCCACATCCGGTGTTGCCCCGCACACAAGCATATCGTTGTAGGCGTCCTGCCCGTTATAGCTCCCGGCATGAGCGCCGGGGGAAAGCGTACCTGTCACCTCTTGGTATGTAAGCGGCACCTGATTGCCGCCTGTCCCCATTCGTGCCTGCAACGCCGGTACTTGCTCCCCGCACTCGCGGATCACGTCGCAGGCGTGTGTCATGTCCAGCGCCACCGACGGTGCAACCACCGCAGGTTTATTTCCGCCACACTCAGCGTTCAGTGTAGGGGACAGCTCCTCCTGATAGCCGATGCTTCGCGCCTGTTCGCTGTTGCCCAGTTTGAACCCAGCGCACAGAACACTATCACGCGCCATACCTCCGTTTTCGTTGGCGTTCAGGCTGTGCCACACACCATCCTGATCATATACTCTCGCACTCTGTGTATCCCACGGTGTCATACACATCACGCCGTGCCGGTCGCCGGCGGTCAGCGTGGGCGATGGGTCACCCTCTTTGCCCACACCAAGCCCGTTGCCGCTGCCGTCGTGGTTGCGGCTCTCTCCTCCGCCCTGCCAGCGGGTGGCTTTGTCGTTTATGGGAATGGCCGCAAAGATAGCCGGATTGTTCACCCCGCCGCCAACACCGCCTTGAAGCGTGGGAGATTTCCCGTTTGTGTCAAAAATGCGCTTGCTTTGACAATCCCAAGCCGTCATACAGTCCCTGACTGCCGAATTAACACCGATTTCAGCAGTTTCGGCAAGTCCTTCCCCCGTCTCTCCGCTCTCCGCAGGATGCCCAGGCAGGCTTTCTCGCTCAAAGAGTATTTCGGATGCGGCGTCTCCTCCAAAATCTGCGACAACCGAGATTCTTCTGCGACGCTGTGGGGTCCCCATTTGGAGCACATTTCCTGTACGGCTGTCTCGGATGGTTTTTCCCCAGTATTGCGCGTCATGAGTGCGCCACACCACGCTCCATCGTCCTCCCACTTCATCGTGGTAGCCCCCCCAACTAGGCCAGCCTTTTTCAGGCACTTCAATACTGGGGGCTTCCGGCTCGACGATTTTGATGATTTCTTCAAGGACGGCTGCGAAGTCCTGTCCTTTGTTGCTGCTAAAGGCTCCGCAGTTGTGGGCCACAACGTCATTTGCTCCATAGGTGTTATCCTCCCAAACGCTCAGATTATAGACGTCTACCTTCTCCCTGCACGGCTCCACGCTCTTGACCATCTGCCACATGAAGCCATCCTTGCATACGCTGGTACTCACTTTGTTTGTCAGCGACGCCGTCACACAATAGCAAGGGTAGTTCGCCTTGATGGCGCGTCCTTCTATCGTACCGTCTTTCGGCTTGTTCACGGATATATTCGCCCCCACTTGGTACACATTCCGAATCATCCGGGCAACGCCGTAGGCCAGCTCCCGGCTGGCGGTGCTGCAACACAGTTCTGTGCCTTTCCCGCGCTTCCGAATATATCCGTCACCGCTGATATACCCTTCCAGCACACACCGCTGTAATGCGGTGGGCAAATCGAACACAAAAGGCGGCACACACTTGTTCCCTGCGCCCTTACCCACACTAGCCACAAGGTTATAAAACTCCTGTGAGGTAAATACCATGTTGGTCACCGTGGCGTGGGGTGCGTTTTCGTGTATCTCATAGGGCAGACGGTGCAGATGCTCCCTTGCCTCATCCAACTTGGCGTTGCCAACGCTGATAAATATGCGCGGTGTCCCTCGGTTCAGATCCACGCTGCCGTCTGCTATGTAGCGCCCCAGCGCCCATGCTTCGTCTTCCGTGATGAAGTTCTCCGGCAGTGTCGGCACATCCAACTTGTACGCCACCATGCACCTGTTGTTCAGGTTTCCGGCAGCCTCCCATCGCGGCTCGGTAAAACTGCGTCCCCATTTTCTTTCTACGTCCGCATATTCTTTTTCTATGACGTACAATGGATGGTTGGGAGTGCAGATAATGTCCTCCGCTCCACTAACATTCAACCTTACGACCGCTTGATTTCGCGTCCGCATGGTCTTTGCCACAGGGCGGTACTTCCCTGTGTGGGTCTTCACCTCGTCACCCACAGCGATCTGGTCTATTCGCTTATATCCGCCTCTGGTTGCCACCAGTGTGTTCCCAGCAAAGCAGACATTTTCCCACACGAGAAACCGAGGTCTGACCATGTTACCTGTCCGTCCATTGCGTATGTCCTCCGCTCTCATTTCTTTCACGATGCGCACCTGCTCCATGAAAAGGCCGCTTCGCGCACCGGCAAGCCCTGCCCGCTTACCAGCGATGGAAAGATCCTGGCACGGGCTTCCGCCGGTGATGCACCATACCGGCTCGATCTCTGCGCCGTTGATCTTTGTGATATCTCCTAAATGCCGCATGTCCTACTCCCCAAACACCACGCCGTACTCCTCCTTGAGCATATCCTTGATATGCCGCCGCCGGATACGGCCCTCGTTGATCTCCTGTGCGGTATGCGTCAGACACTCGTAAAGATACGCAATGCTCTGCGTGTCACGGCAGTCCGCCGTCTCCTCCTGCACATGCCAGCCGCACTTGTCCATCAGCACCATCGCCACCATGTCCATGCACTCCCGCGTACCCTTCAGCCGACCCTGCTGTATCAGCCGTTCATCGCGGGATAGATGCTGCTTGCCCATAGGTTTCTCCTTTTACGTCTCATACCGGAAGGTAAAGCCTCCCAGCATGTCAAATTCTTTCTCTGTCGGGACCTCCTCGCGGCACCGTGCCGAAACCGAGGACTGTCCAACATGATTCTTCTTGGCCGCCTCCGCGGCGGACCGGTAGTTCTCCACCACCTCGCCCCGCCGGTCGATCTTCACCACGGGTTTCCGCCGTGCGGAGGTGCCGTACCGTCTGCCGCCCTCCTTCGGCGTGATCACCTCAAGGTTTTCCAGGCGGTTATCCAGCCGCAGGCCGTTTCGGTGGATGATCCACGTCCCAGGCTTCCTGCCGCCCATAAAGGCGTCCGCCATCAGCATGACCACCGCCTTGGGCCGCGCCCTTCCGTCCTTATGCACCATCTGCACGGTGGCTCTTACGCTGCCGTTATACAGTCCTGCTTTCAGCGTCAGCCAGTTCCCGTCGCCCAGCTGCCGCTGGATATCGCCCTCTCGGCTGATGCGGTATCGGTACTTATAGCCCTTTATCTCTGCCCACCAGCTCATGTGTCCGCCTTTTCACACCGGCGCAGCGTCAGGCTCTCGGCCAGCTCGCCGGCGGCCATTTTCCGCCGCTTCGTTCTCTGGTGTGCCTGGCAGTTGCGGCACTCAGGATACGGGCAGTTCATGCACTGCTCCACCTCTGCCGCCGTCGCCACCGCCATGTGATAGCCGTCGCCTGTGGTGAATTGGCCTGCGGCCTCGGCGTTCTTGGGGCCGCGCTTGCCGCCCACGTCGGCGGAAAGCCACGGCAGCACCGCGCCGCTTGCCATTCTCAGGTACATCGCCTTTGCGTTTCCTCCCATTTTGCTATACCTCCGTAATCGAAAAGCCGTACCGCTCCCGGAACAGTTTCGCCTTGTTCCGGTATACCTGCGTGCGGTACCCCTTCGCGTCCTCCACCACCTTCAGCCAGTGCACGTCGCCGTTGCAGTCCGGCGCCGTCTTGCGTTCGTACACAAAGTCCGCCACATAGTACTCGCCATTGTGCTTCACGCCCTCCGGCGTTTTGAATCCTTCTATCAGGCAGAACCGCACCTGCAATTTCAGGTCCCGGATCATGCCCGTCTGCCGCAGCAGCATCAGCTCGTCATACCGGCGGGCCTCCTTCTGGGAATCAAATATCAGTTCGCCTCGTCTGGCCTTCTCTGCGTGATACTTGCTTCCTTTCTTCTTTTTTTCTTCTTCGGCGGCCCTGGTTTTCTCCGCCTCCCGCGCCATGATCTGCGCCATGGCCTGCTGCTGGGCTCTCGGCCCCAGCCGCGCCAGATCCGCCACAGAATAGCCCATGCCTTTGTTCCTCCTTATCGTCCCAGCCGCACCGCCAGCGCCTTTACCCTTCGCTCGTACTCCTTGGGTGAAAGCCCCTGCTGGCGCAGCTTCTTCTTTTCTTCTTCATACATGCGCCAATCCGTTCTCTCAGTCGTCCTCCGATCCGAAAGACCGGCTTGCCCCGCTTCTTCCCTTCTTGCCATAGCCTCTGCCTCCACTGTCGTCCTCGTTTCGGTAACTCAGTTCCATAAAGGTCATTTTCGCGCCCTCGAAATAGAAGTTCACGTCCCCCGTCCGGCCTCGCCTATTCTTCGCCACGCTGCAGCCCACCTGACTCACGTCTGCGGGGTCCGTTTTCCAAAGGAACAGCACCTTCACGGCGTTCTGCTCCAACTCTCCGCTGTCACGCAGGGAGGATAGTCTGGGCTTGTCCGTCTCGTTCACGGTGCGGCTCAACTGCGCCGCCGCCACAATGGGGATCTCCATTTCCGACGCCAGCAGCTTCAGCTCCCTGCTGATGCCGCCCAGCTCAAGATTCCTGTTTTCGGACTTCTTTTCGCCGATCATCAGCCCCAGATAGTCCACCACGATCATTTTCAGTCCCTCAATGCCCAGCGCCAGTTCATGGATACGGCTCACCGTCACGTTCGGCCCATCGTAGAAGTAAATAGGCAGCTTGGCCTCCATGCTGGCCTCATATGCAATGTGCATCCACAGTGTTTCGTCGCTCTCCGGCACCCCGTCGATCATCTGGTCCATGGTCAGGCCCTCCACGTTCTTCGCCAGCAGGCGTTCGCCCACCTCTCCGGCCAGCATCTCCGCCGTCACGTACAGTACCGTGTTTCCTTTCCGCGCCGCCGTCTCCGCCAGCGCCATACACATGGCGCTCTTGCCGCATCCCGGCCTTGCGCCCACCAGGATCAACTGCCCAGGCCACATACCTTTCAGCGTGGCATCCAGCAGTGGGAATCCCGTGTCGATCCGGTTGTCCTTCCGGCCCGACGCGCTGTCCATTGCGTCCTGCATGGCCTCCGACATGGTTTTCAGCCGTCCGCCCCGCCGCGCCTTCATCTTCTGGTGGCATATTGCCGCCACCGACGCCTGCGGATCATCCTCGTCCCCCAGCGCCTCCATCACCGCTCGGGTAAAGCGGGTTTTCTCCGCCTTCTTCCGCACGATCTGGGCATATTCCATCACGTTGGCGCTGGTTGGCGTCACTTCCATCAGCTGGATCAGGTACTTTCTTGTGGTCTCCGTATAAACGCCGGAGCGCTCCATCTCCGCCGCCACGGTCACGCCGTCAATAGGCTTTGCTCCCGCGTGCATCTGCCGGATCACCCGAAACACGTCCTGATTTGTCTTTATGTAGAAATCATCTTCCTCCAGGCATTTCAACACGTCTTTCACGCACCTGGCGTCTATCAGCATGGAACCCAGTACCGCCTGCTCCGCCTCCGCGGAATAGGATGCCTGCCAGGGTAATGAAAAGCCCTGATTCTCGCTGCCTTTTTCAATCACGCCGATCTCCATCTCACCGTCACTCCTTCACAGGCCCCTGATCCCGCACCATGTCGGCGAAGATGCTATTGAAATGCTTCTTGAAGTCAAAGGCGGACTGCACCTTCCTGCCCCACCATTCGCTGTCCAGCGAATAGTCCATGACATTTGCCATGGTTTTCCAGCTCACCTTGTTTTCCTGATGAAGCCGTTCCATGGCATCCGCCCAACGCTGCAGGTCGTCCTCTGTAGGCTGCGCCCACCCAGGATTGTCCATTTCCTTCTGCTCAGCAAAGTAGCGTGCCGCACGGTATGCCTTGCTCTCTGGGGGATAGACGGTCTCCGGCGCTTTCTTCCCCCTGTCCAGTTTGTCAAACAGGATGCCCTGATAGTTGTTTGCCATGCTGTACCGTATCTGCTGCGCCACCGCACCATCTCCCATGGCTTTGGCCTTGTTCACCAGTTGGGAGATCAGGTTCTGATACCCCTTGGGCTTATAGAATTCCTTTCGGTTCCGCTCCCACTTGTAGTCCAGCCACTCATTCACCGCATCCAGCAGGTCGCCCGTAAAGCGTTCTTCTGTCTTTGGGTCCATCACAGGGCGGCTTTTTTTCTCCTTGTCCCCCCGTGGGGGGATATAGGGGGGTATATCTTCTATCTCTGACTCTATCTCTGACTCTGACTCTGACTCTCCGTAACCGATTTCGCACGGTGTTGTAACATCGTTACCGCCATGTTCGGGCAGGGCGCTGTTTTTCCTTGCCCGATACTCCCGCATACGCTGTGCCGCAGCGCCCTCGCTGCCCACATTCTTCACGGAGAAAGGCAGAAAAACCTCTGTCAGATCGTCGGACGCCTCCGCCAGTCCGCAGGAGATCAGGTACTGCAGCGTGACCTCCACATTGGCGGGATCTTCGTCCAGCTCCAAGGCCAGCTCGTCGGCAATGTTCTCCTCCAGCCCCGACCATTTCAGCGTGCCATCGTGCTTCATTGCCACCAGCTGCATTTTCAGGTAGATGATGACGTAGGTGTCGCCTCCCGCGATCTTCCGCAGTTTTTTAATGCGCTTTGAGGTGAAGAAATCGTCATACAGCCGCAGCCAGAAATACCGCTTTTCCTCCGCCACAGGCTATTCCTCCTTGATCTCACAAAAATCCACAATGCCGCTCCCATATCTCTCTTTGCAGGCCGGATTCAGCAGGCAGTTGCGGCAATACTCACGGTTTATCGAATTTCTGTTGGCAATGCACCTGTCCAGCATCTCCGCGAACTCCCGCTTTGTGCATGTGACTTTAACTTCCACGTCCATGGCCTCCTCTCAGATGCTCAATTCAAAGTCATCGTCTCCGCCGGCCTGATCCCACGGCATGGGCTCATCGTCCTCCATTTCATGAAGCCCTCCGGCCACGTCCGCCGTCTGGGGCGCTGCGGCTGCCGCGCTCTGCGCCGTTGGCATTTGCCCCTTGCTCATGGCCTCCAGCTGCGGCAGAAGGGCGATCAGGCGATACAGCATGTCAACGGGGATCTCCAACAGCGCTTCCAGTGCACCCAAAGGAATCACATGGTCGGCCCGCAGCTCGCTCCACACTTTTTTCTCGCCGTCCTTGGTGGTGTACGGACGCTGCCGCCAGGTACCCACGGCGATCACGTCATCGCCCTTTTCGAGACAGGCGGCCAGCCTTGTGGCCGCCCTGTCTCCCATCGCCAGCACGTTCATGAACATCTTGCTGTCGTAGGCAACGCCGAACTCCGCCTTCGGCGTGTGCTTCTGTGGCGTCTCGCTGGTGCGGGCGTCTCGGCTGACGGAGCCGGTACAGATCATGTACTGGCTCCCGTCAGCGTTGCCCTCTGCATCTACGCATTTTCTGACGAACAGCGGCATTACTGCTCACCCTCCCCGAAGAATCCGGCAGAGTAATCTCTTGCCTCCACTTTGGCCTTTACAGCGCGTTCTACACGTTTTTCGGCCTCAGTTGTGTTCTTCGCCTCAGAGGCCACAGGCGGCTCCACAGGGGCGGACTCAGCGGTTTTCGTCTGTACCTCTCCGGTGCTCTCGTCCACCACGTAGCCCGTGGTGGGAACCACCGGTTCCTGTCCGCCCATCGGCATATCGGGGATCACGCCGTCGTCGCTGTCCTCATTGAAGTAGCTGCGCACCTCGTTGCTCAAGGGAGCATAGCCGCTGTTCAGCAGCTGCCGCAGCATGGTCTTGCGGCACATCTTGTCCTGGCCGCCGCCCACGTCGTACCAGGGCGTACCCCTCAGCAGCTTCTTCTGCTCATCGGCGCTCAGTTCTCCGGCGATCATGGCGTTGTACTTTTCCAGCTTAAAGGCGGGCGAATAGCGGTCTGCGTGGCGCAGCAGTTTGTCCATGCTCCAGTATTCGTAGCGAAACGCACCGTCTTTCAGCTCGTAATAGGCGTAGTAGCCGATGATCTTGTGGCTTTCCCTCTCCTCATCCGTGTCATACTTGGCAAGGTTGATGGTGGGCTTTCCGGTGCGGCGGTCGCGGCCTTCCAGCTCACCCTCGCGCACCTCAATGCAGTCGATGTCGGCGTAGTGACCCGTGGACATCGCCAGCTGGCAGTAGCCTTTGTAACCCATGCTGAACTGCGCCACCGAGTCATAGGGCACGATGTAGTAGCCGTGGCCGTAGATCAGGCCCATGCCCTCGCCGCGCAGTCCGGCGGCAATGATGGTGCCTGGGTCGCACTTTTTCAATGCGTCGCTGGCGCTCACCGCGCCGATCAGCGTACTGGTGAACCGTGCCGCCATCCGATTGTCTTTCAGCGCCCGCATGATCATCTGCTGGGTGCCGGGCGCCGTAATTGCCATGCTGAATGTTTTCTTCTCCCGCGTCACAGGGGTGAATCCTGTCTGATTCTGTGCTTTCATGCTTCCTCCTTACTCCTTCGGCACCGGCATAAACCGGATGCCGTTTGCTTGCATATAGTCTCTCAGCCCGTCCAGTTTCCTCGCCGTGCTAATTGCGAGGAACGCCACTTTGTACTCAGGCTCCTGTACGGTGGCCTGTTCAAAGGCTTCCCGCTCCGTGGAGCGGATCACATCCGCCACGCTGGGGGCATCGGCCAGCTCCTGGCCATCCTCGTCCACCAACTCGTTCACGGAACCGGTCTCCGCCTGCTGCCCGTACATCTCAGGCGGCATGGCGTACATCTTGAAGCGCTGTTCCTTCTTCGCTTCCGACTCCCTGCGCTTGCGCTCGTCCTCCTCGGCTTTCAGCTGCGTCAGGGTATTGTTCTTCATCAGCACCGCGCCGATGTTCCGCGTCGTGCGGTATTCCGCCAGCAGCTCCGTCTCAAACTCGCTGCCCAGTGCACGGATGGCGTTCAGGTCGGCGCGGCACCGGTCAATGGCGGCGCACATGTCCGCCTGGGCTGTGCTTTCGGCATAGGTGGCGTTCAGCCACTTGGGGTTGAAGCAGTCGTCGAAGGTGATCCACTCCGCCATATCGCCCACGGTCTTGGCGAAGTAGTCCATCAGCCGCAGCCGCTTCTCCTCCTTCACCGCGTTCTCCATGGCCTTGATCTGCACGTCCAAAGCGTTGGCCGCCTCGTCGCACAGGGCCGTCAGCTCCTTGCACTTGGCTTCAAAATCGCTGTAAGCCTCCATCGCCGCCGCCTTCGCCAGCTTCCGGCTCTCGTCAATGCGGTCGCGGACCTTCCGGATGGAGGCGCGGTACTGCTTGCACTGGCTCATGCTCTCCGGCGTCACCGCCATGGTGCGCAGCGGTTCCAGATTCTCCGTCAGCCACGCCTTCGTCTCGTCGAAGTTGGCGCTGATGCTCTGCTTCCGCAGCTCCTGCAAGTCGCTGGTGATTCGGAACTCGATCATGTTCATGCCTGCGGTTCCTCCTCGTCATACTGGGTGATCCACTTCACCCTGTCGGCCCACTCCGGCTTGATGTCGCTCTCCGGACAGTTGACCTCCACCACGATGGCCCGCTTCGGTTCCTCATTGCCCGCCGGAGCCAGCACCTTGTCGCCCACCTTCAAAAAGGGCAGTCGGGTGCGGAAGGTATAAGACGCACCGGCGTAGCCGTTGCTCTGTGGTTTGTAATACTTCACCTTGCAAATCATTTTTCGTTTTCCTCCTTGTTTCTCTCCCGCAGCACGGGAACCACGGCCATGGCCCGTTTCAGGTCAGGTGTTTCCTCTACCAGATCGACCAGCGAACGCTGCAGCAGGTCGATCAGCGTCGCCGCACCGATAAAGCTGATATCTCCGCGCCAGCAAACTTGAGCATCCGCGCCGCTCTCATCGTCTATTGCAACGCCAAAAATGATGTAGTTGCCCTCCGCCGTGTCCACGGTTTTGCCCGTGTCCAAATCCGTAAGCGTCACCCGCACATTCATTTCGCTGCTTCCTCCTTTTTCTCCGCGTTGGCATCCACCCAGCCACCTGTCGCTTCTTTGATCACTTCGTTCACCAGTTTCATAAGCGCGTCCTTGTTCAGTCTCATCGTGATGTCCTGCACGCTCTGCGGCGCTTCCTTTACGGCTTTCGATACGGAATTGTGTACATGTTGCAGGCACTGGGCATATCCGTAAGCAGAAAGATCATCGGTTGTTACCCGGCTTTTATAGTTCAGCTCCTTCCCATCTTCCGTTGCGAAGCACATCATAGCGAATTTCAGGTCGGTGGCCTCCTGCAGCACCTCGCCCGTCTCCGCGTCGCTCATCACCAGTTTCAGTTTCATGTTCTTTCTCCTTTCAGAGTCGTAATATTGCTGCGGGGGGTATCCCCGTCAGTACATTGTTTTTCCAGAAATGCTCAAGCTTCGGAATGATGTAATCAATGTCTGTTTGGCACTCTGTTTTCTCGAATTTGTAACACCGGAGAGTTCCGTCGCCCTCCGCGTTCACCAGCAACGCCCACACTACGGCGTAGTCGTACTCGCCGGTAAACATCTGTTCACAAATCTGCGCATAGTAAAGGTCTGGGATTTTGTCACGCCACTTGTCCCAATCGGCGCGGTTTAAACAAGTGGCCGTCTTGCTCTCGTAGATGCCGCGTCTGCCGGTCTCGCGCTCCACCAACTCGCCGTCCGGCGTACAAGTCAGGAAACTATACCGGCCCGTCTGCCGCACGATCAGGTAAGGTTCAAAACTCAGCTCGTACTCTGGGTGCATAAGCCGAAACATGGCTCTCAGTGGTTCTTCCGCCCGGTTGCCGAAGTCGATACGCTCATTTCCGCTTATCTCCTTGTTTTCCACAGCGCCGATCTTCTCCCGCCACAGCTGCAGCGGCGTTTTGAAGTTGGACACTCCCAGAACTATTCCGCAGTCGCTTGCACCAAGCCCACCACGACGGCCTTCAAGCCACTCTGCGCGGCTTCCATATACCGTCCGTTCCGTCATCAAGACCGCCTCCGTTCCTTTCGGTCAATAAAAAAAGCGCCGCCAAGCAGTTCGGAAATTCCGAACCACTCGACGACGCTCCGCCCTTCCCGCCAACTGACTTAGGCGGGGTACGCTATTTGGTTTTCAGCTCGTCCCGTTTCACCACCACGATTTTCAGCCTGTCTTTCAAGGGGATCAGCTCTACTCTCTGCCCCCTCGCCAGTGCCGCGTTGATGGCGAATACCTGATCCGCCGTAAGATTTATGGATGCCATTCTCTCTCCTCATATGTATAAAGCCCAAGGGCTTTACAGCTTGTCCATACGCCCACCATGGCGATCACCACGAAGATCAGCAGCCACAGCGGGCCGCCGCTGCTCACGCCGCCCAGGAAGCCCAGAGCCGCCATGGCGCTGACGCCCAGCAGCCACTTCCACTTCCGGTCACGCCGGCGCTCGTTCCGCGTTCTGCTCACTGTCTGTGTCCTCCTCAAAGTCGTCTCCGCCGCACTTGGGGCATCGTTCCTCCCGCCGCGTCTCCCAGCCGTTCTCGCCGTCCAGATTCTCTCGCACGGTCACGATCTCCGGCCTGCGGAATCGCTTTCCGCATGTATAGCAGCGGTATCTCATTTCTTCGCCAGCAGGCACTCGCACAGCTCCTCCATGGGGATGTGCAGCTTCTTGCAAGCCCTGTCCAGTTCACGCAATGTGAAGTCCATCGGTGTGTCCTGCTTCCGGTGCAGCGTCGAGGGGGATATTTTCATGGCCGTTGCCAGGTTCTCCCGTGTTACCCTTTCCGTACCCATGGCCCCCCGCAGCATCCGGCTCAGTTTCTGATCCACTGGGTTCGTCCCCAGCAGCGGTCTTACTTTAGGCACAACTGTCCCTCCCCTCTGTCCATCGCCGCGGTGATACCTTTAGCGGTCAAGATCTCGTGGATCAGCAGCCGCCCCTTCTGTGTCCACTGCGTCAGCATCCTCGAATCGTGGCTTCCGTCACTTCTCAGGATCGGAATTGTCTTGCTCTTGGTGTAGCCTTTCCCCATGTGTCTCTTGTAGAGGATCCACTGTCCGTTTACACTGCGTTGGATACCTGCATCGAAAAGGATCTTGTTAAGTGCCTTGGCGCTCAAGTTGTAATCCGCCGCCACCTGTGAGGTAGCCATAGCAGACGGGCTTTCAAGGATTGTGTCCACATACTGGCGGATCGGTTCAAAGTCGGCGATGGCCTGTGCCTGACGCTGGTTCTCGGCCAGCAGCTTCATTTTCTGTTCCTCTGCATCTGCAAGGGCGCGGAGAGCGGAGGGATAATCCTTCGGTACGGCGTAAGCGCCGGTCTTGCGGATGGTGGGGAGAATTTCATCAAAAATCCAACTTTCAAACTTCTCCGCGCCAGGAAGCTTGGATCGCGCCGCAAGGCGATAAACATTTCCCTCCGCAATAAACGTTGCTTCCTGCGTTCTTCCGAGGGCATCAACGATGGGGTAACGTTTCGTTAGGTCACCCCGGCAATGGTCGGAAATTGCCTTACTGGGGTTTTGGTAACCCAGCGCTTTTGCGACATCGCTTGCGCAAAAGAGGACGTTTCCGTTTTCCTCAACGGTACGGATGGTGCCGAACTCCGGGCTGTTGAAAATCTGCAGCTCGTTCACTTTTTCTCCTCCCCTTTCAGAAGCTCATCAATGGTGCAGCGATATACCTCCGAGATTTTCAAAAGCATATCAGCGCTGGGCTTGTACGTTCCGCGTTCCCAGGAATAAACGGTAATGCGATTTACACCAAGTTTTTCGGCAGCCTCGTCCTGCGTCATTCCCGCTCGAACACGACACAGTTTGAATCCATTTACTCGCAAATTCTCACTCTCCTCACTTAAAATACTTATCATTTTGCTTAGCTACACTTGACATTCTCGCAATCGTATTATAAAATGCAGTTGAACAAGAAAGCATTTATAAATTCTCCTGCAAGATTTTGCCGGGGTGTGGTTTTGTGTACCTGTTCTTGCTTCGCATACTTAGTATATCACTTCGTATTGCTAAGTCAAGACTAATTTTGCGCACAAGATCGCTTTCTATGATTTGCACAAATAAAGGAGATGTTTTATGGACACTTCGACAATGCTCTTTCGTATTGAGTGCCTTCTTAAAGCAAAAAAAATGTCAAAGGGCGATTTTTACGCCGCAATTCCCATTTCTTCCTCTGCCGTCGCACAGTGGAGGCAGGGGCGAGTCCCCAAAATGGAAAACATTCTTCGCATGGCCGAAATTCTTGAAGTTGAACCCAGCTATCTTTTATGTGAGGATATAAAAAAAGAGTCCGCTCCTACATCGGAAAGCGAACTCGACGGTGCCCTTGTGAAATTACTCTGTTCTCTTACGCCTACTGAGCTTGCGCAGGTACAGGGCTTTGCCGCAGCCCTGATAGCAGCTCGTAAAGCTTAGTCTTCTCTTCCAGTGTCATCTGGGAAATGAATTCCCATGCCTGCTCTTCGCTCATGCTCTTTCTCCTCTCCAGCCGTTTGTTTTGTGTTCCCCGCTGCCGCTGATCCCGGCAGCGGGAAAATAGCAGATCGCTGTAAATCCGACATATCTGCTACACCTTCATGGTAGCAGAAGCGCCATGCCCCGTCCACCCGCAAAACGGGGAATCCTGTCTTGATTTGGGGAATCTCTCCCCAATGGCGGGAAAATGGGCTTATCCAAATATGGGTAGGGCAATTCCTATTGGGATTTCTGTTATCAGGGAGGTTATCATGTCAATTATGCAGAATTTGGGGGACTATATCGTTCAGTTTCCCGCCGTACTTAAAGCCGCCAGGATGCGTGCCGGTCTCACCAATGAGGAGTTGGCCAAGCGTTCCGGTGTTCCATACTCTGCCATCTGCAAGATGCAGTCCGGAGAACGTGATCCAAAGCTTTACGACGCTGTGGCCGCCAGCTATTGTGTAGGCCTCCACATTGATGCAGCTTTTGGCAACGCCTCTGAAAAAGACCCGTCCGCCATCCTGCAGCAGCGTGTCCACGATCTGGAATTGACCGAGACCACCAATTCCGGCGACATCGCCCGTCTGAACCAAGTGAACGAAATCTATCTCCAGCAGCTGCAGGAAGCAAAAAAACGGGAGCGGTTCTATAAGCGCTGGTCTTTGCTCACCACCGTTTTTTCTGCTATCCTCTCCGGTTTCCTGATCGCCTATCTGATCTTTGACCTCCGGAGCCCCGATAAAGGCTTTATCCAGTATGGTAATCTCACAGCGGGGGTCTGGATCATCATTCTTTTAGTGTCCGTCTCCATCGGCGGCTGCGGCATCATGGGATACAAGTCTCTGCGTGAAACTGCCGAATTGACCAAGCTCCAGAAATAGAATCTTCGTTTCATCTGTGATTCAAATTCTATCACACAAGAATTTCGCTTTCAATATGTGTTTTAACCAAACTCCTTGTTACTTCTCCGTCAAAACAGAAAAAGCCGCCCCTTTCGGAGCGGCTCTGCAACCCAGTCACCAAAATCAACCACGACATCAATGAAAGGAGATTGCCTATTTAGGGTAACACAAAACCATGGAAAAGTCAACGAAATGTAAAAGCTGTAAACGAGAAGTTCCCGCCAATGCCCCCTTCTGTCCCTGGTGCGGAAAAAAGCAGATCAAGGAAAAGAAATCTGATGACATCATCAAAGTTCCGGAGCCGGAACAGCTTCCCTCTGGCAGTTGGCGTATCTATCTCCGCGCTGAAAAGCAATCTATCACAGAGCCAACCAAAGAGAGTTGCATTACAAGAGCCAAAGCCATCCGCGCTGGCTTTATTGAGAAGCAAAAAGAAGCTCCCTCTATCACATGGTCTAAAGCAATAGATCAATTTCTTGCAGACAGAACTTCATCGCTTTCCCCTGAAACAATCCGCGGTTATCGTATCATTCAGCGCAATCGTTTCCCATCCGTCATGCAAAAGCCGATGAACAGCCCTGTCAACTGGCAGGCGGAGGTCAATGCGGCACTTTCTACATTGTCCGATAAGAGCGTTTCCAACTCTTGGGGACTTATATCGGAGATCATGCGGGTAAACCATATGGAAGTCCCCAACATTCTGATGCCATCCGCAAAAAAGTCCACTGACCGCGATTTTCTTGACCCGCAGCAGATCTTGACGTTTTGTGACACCATTCGCGGTGACACTTGTGAGAGCGCCATGCTCCTTGGTCTGCACAGCCTTCGCATGTCTGAGATAAAGGCGTTGAGAATGTCAAAGAACATTGATTTGGAGAACAACCTCATCCACGTTTCCGGTGCAATGGTGCGCGACGAAAAAAACAAGTCCATTTATAAAGACCGCAACAAAACCACAGCCTCTAATCGAACTGTTCCCATTATGATCCCGCGCCTTGCGGAACTCCTCGCTCAGTGCAAAGGCGAGGATGGATTCTTAGTCCCCCAACGCCCGTCTACCATCAACAAGCATATTCACGCCGCTGCGGACAGTGCGAAGCTTCCCGACATTACGTCCCACTGTCTGCGCCACTCCTTTGTTTCTCTTGGTTATCATCTGCGCCTTTCCGAACTTGAAGTCATGGAAATGGGCGGCTGGTCTGATAATCAGGTCGTTCACAGGATTTATCTGCATCTGGCGCGGCGTGATCGACTCAAGGCCGGAAATAAAATGGCAAAGTTTTATCGCACCGCAGCAAAGATGCTTTCTTCATCCCCAGATACAACAAAAGGTAACGACAAGTAGGAGAGTCAGCGCCATGCTTCGTGTGTAAATCCGTGTGTAAATCCGTGTGTAAAAATATCTGTTTTGAGCGCCTAAAACTACCATTTTCGGTCGGGATTCCTGTCAAAGTAGCCGGTCGAAGAAATCCCGCAAGCCCGCATAAACACAAGAAAAACCCGCAATCACAAAGATTGCGGGTTTTCCCTATTTTGGTCGGAGTGGGGGGACTTGAACCCCCGAAGAAATCCGCATAACCCGCATGAAATCACGACTCACAAGGCACGTGTGTATTTGCGTGTGTATTTTATTGAAATGACAAAGCACTCACCTCGCATCAAAATAGCACACTTTTTTGCACTTGTAAAGTATGGATTCTATTCCTCACACCACCAAACAGTCTCTCTCCGTACTCCCGCCAAGGCTGCATCGTCGTGGTGCATCAGGATATCGACGTGGTTTCCTTTCACCCCTGCATCCAGGGCGATGTATGTCTCGTCACCGATAATCACTGTGGAGCCGGTGGGAATGACGCTGGGATCCGTCGCCACACAGCTGCCGACCCATACCCATTGGCCGCTGGCCGTCAGCACACGGCCATCCTCGTCCCGGTTCATGTGGGCGTAAGGTGTACAGTCAGCGCAGTAGCCGGTGATGATACATTCCTCAATCACGTTGCTCTTTGCCTTGATGGCCTCCCGCGTCTTTTCTTCTTCGTCTGGATCTTCCCATGCCACTGGTTCCGACTCTCCTGTGTCTGCCGACTGGATAAGAGGCTCATCCGGTGTAGCGGCAGGCGTGGCTTCCTCTGTGCGCCAGGAGATCAACAGGCACAGCACAACGGCCAGCACGGTGCCCAAAAGGATTTCCGCCATGATGTGGATGGTGTTCTGAATCGCCACGCGCTTATACTCATCCCGAAGTATGGCAAACGGTTCCGGGCAAAGCCCAAACTCCCCCGCCAGCACAATGTTCCGTTCCATTGCGCTGCACACTTCTCTATTTCGTCTCGTCATCATCTTTCTTCACCTCGTAAAGCGGGCATCCGCAATTCACGAAATCAGCGCAGTGTTCGCTGTCCCCGTTGAAGCACGCCCAAGTCCATTCCTCGTGCCATTTACAGCCGACACAGCATGTATATTTCATTTCCGTATACCTCTCTCCCTTTTCTCTCGCGCAATTGTATTCCAGCGATTTGTAGCGCTGCTCTGTGTGTTGCCCGACACAATGAAACCGCAGGAGTAACACCTGACGTAGTACTTCTCCGGGAGGTTCACAGAGCATTTCCGTTCGCCGCTGTCTCTGCCGCAGTGGGGACATACCTCCAGTTTCCCGCTGGGTTTTCTGTTGTACTGGTTCATCACTTATCCTCCTCCGGCAGAATAACGACACCAGCAAGTTCCCCGTTGTCCTCAAAATATTCCGCGCCGCAACATGACTTGAAAATGTAAGCGTGCCATAAGGCCGCATCCTCCCCATAAACAATACCGATAGTCCGTTCCGGTTTGCGGAAATCTCCGGTCTGTATCATCAGCGCCGCCTTATGCCGCTTCTTGTCATCAGGTAGTTTTTGTATGCAGCTTCCCTTGTTGGGTGGGGAAGAACCGTTCAGGGGCTTGTTGGGCTGATAGCCTCGCCCATTGTCCGTTGAAACGATGTCGATAAATGCGGCACCAGCCAGAACGAGGCCGACAAGGACGCCAAAAAAAGTTCCCAATATGCTTTCCTCCTCACAAATGTACGATCATTGCTCCCTCCAGTATTGAGGGCGTTTTCTTTCCGTTCACCCTCCTCGTGGGCATCGGGTTTATCTTCACCGCCTCCATAGGATTTACTGGTAATAATTCCGTCCAGTCTCTGCCGCAAACATAGCACTTGTGGTAAATCTCGGTTCCGCGCTTTTGCACGAGAAGGAGGTTGTGCGTCTGGCAGCAGGTCGGTGCGTTTTGCCAGACCATCGTCGCATGGCCATCCTCTGTGCGGTGCCAGATAAATCGTCCATTTCCACCGGAGCCTCCTGAACCGGGCGTACATACACCGGATCCAGGCTCGCAGCCGGCACCACCATTAGCGATGTATGCCGGACCAACTCCACCTGCTCCGCCTGTTCCGAGAGCTTCTATCTTTCTTTTCATCTTCACCACATCCTTACCTGTGCCGTATGCTCCGCAAACCGCTGCTCTTGCAGTTGAAAGTATGTCGGATCGATCTCGCACCCCACAAATTCAAATCCGAGGTTGTAGGCCGCTATCCTGCTGCTTCCACTGCCCAAGTGTGTATCCAGTATGCGCCAGCCTTCCTTGGTGTACTTCTGCAGCAGCCACTCGTACAATGCCACGGGCTTTTGCGTGGGATGGATCCTCTTTTCGTTCAGCGCCTTGTTGCCCTGCTGCGTTGTGCCGTCCGTGATGCTTTTCCCTTGAAACATCCCATTCCACATATAGCGGAATATGCGAACGCTGTCATGACAGTTTGTCGCCGCGATCTCACAGTCCGAAAAAGAACTGTTTTCGTTGCATTTATCCCAAACGATGCGGCCCGGAGGAAAAACAACATCAAAGTAATTGCATCCCCATACGATATATTTTTTCGTCACGCGCACCAACTCGGAAAAGTAGTCGATGCCTGGCACGTCCCACTTTGGTGATATGGGATAGTCCCGGTGTACGCCGATGGGGCTGACCTTGCGGCCGTAATACCCTCTGCGTTCCGGTCCGGTGAAATACGGCGGGTCTACAATGGCAAGGTCAAACGCCTTATCCGGAAGCGTCCGCATATACGCCATGCAGTCCATGTTCAATGCGATCTGCTCTGCCATGACTACTTAGCCTTTCGCAGTTCATTCACGGCATCTATCAGCTCGTTGATTTTGTCTTGCATGACTTGCGTGTCTGGGACGTATCTCATAGTCCCGTTTTCGGACTTCCACACGCTCCCGCAGTGAAAAATATCCTTGGGCTTCTTCACTACTGCTTTCTCATTCTCCCACCGTCCGATGCGCTTATAGCCCTTGAAGCCGTTTTCCGCCTCGTACTTGGTGATGCAGTCCTCCTCGCCGTCCGTAAAATGTACGGTCGGCTCATAGAACCCACGCTCCCGGCATTTCTCACACCGGCAGATGCCTTTGACGTACCCCACCCGGCCATCCACAGTCTCTACATAGTCTCCTTCGTGCAGGTTTCCGGCCAGCATCATCGCATTTGAAAACTTCCTCATATTGGTTTCCCTCTCTTTCCCATTCCCGAAAATTCTTACCGGCGTAATACCTCTCGGCACTACAACGTAGATTTTGTCGTCCTGTTGATCTTCGTTTTCCGGCTTACATTGACGCCGACACGCATCCGCAAGCTCTTCGTAACCGTAATCGCGCCAATCTCCATCAATTTCGCAAAGCGCATAATGGGTCTCATGGTTCTCAATGCAACTCAGCGCAGTTTCCAGCCGCTTCCGCGCCTCCTGGCTGTCAATCACACAGCCGTGTACGCTGCCACGCTTCCTGTGGTAAATAACCAAAGACTTCACTTCTGCTCCTCCACATAGCACCAGCTTTGGGGCGGGCGTTTGATCTCATCATCCTCCAACCGCAGCCCCGTTGGATACTCCGGCTTGCGGAACGCCCCCAGCTCCCGTGGCTGATCGTAGATTTTCAGTTCGGAGATGTGCCAGCCGTAGCCGACGCCCTTGAGATACCGAACGATCTCTTCCCGCGTCAGACAGGCTTGCTGCTCCACATCGTCTGGTGCATGGTTGAGCGGTGCGAGCTCGTAAATGCGGTCGCAGGTAAACTCGCCAATGACCTTTTGGCGCTTACCCCACATATCGCAGATCGAGCCTTCACCGGTCTTAATGAAAACCGTCTTGCCGTGATAGGTCTCCCCATAATTCTCGTCGCCATCTCTTAGGATACCGATGAGCCGTTCCTTCGCTTTCGTGCAGTAGATATAGCACTTAAACGGCGTTTCCAGTTTTGGGCGCGTCTTGCGAACCTCCACGGTCTTTTCGCCTCTGGCGATCTTCTCGCACCACTTCGGGCGGATGCTGATAAGTACGGCCTTGCTCATGCTTTTCCCTCCATTTCCGGCTTCGCCAGCGGCTTGTACACTGTCTGCACACTCCTGATCTGCGGTGTCAGCCACACGCACCACATCACGTCCATCAATGGGCTGCCGCCGTGGTCATCCTTGAAGAAGAAGTCCGGTCGCCACGTCAGCGGCAGTATGTAGCTGGGCGGGAACTCCTCAAACAGCTTGGCGCGGCTGGCCGCGTGCCAATACTGTGATTTCAGCAGGAACGCGAAGGGCCGTCTGAGGGACGCCGCCTTACGGATGAACTGTTCTGCCAGCTTGAACGGCGGATTGGTGATGATCCAGTCGAAGCTCATGTGCCACTCCGGCGAATCAACTGTAGCCAGAAAATCCAGTCCCATGGAGATATCGGTGCCTGACACATGCTCATATCCGCAGCTTTGGATGGCCTTGACCATATCGCCCTCACCTGCTGCCGGCTCCCAGATCATCGTCCGCTGCGGCAGGTTCAGGAACTCCATCAGCGCCACCGTCACCTCCGGCGGCGTGGGATAAAGGTCGCTTGTCCGCCGCCCCACGGCACTGTTGCCGCCATTGATGCGGCTTGCCTGCAAACTGTCCATACTGCCCTCCTTACGGTCTATACCAGCCGATGTAGTGGCTCTCATAGAAGATGAACCGGATACCCGGTAGGCACAGATAGGTGATCTTTGGATTCTCTACGCTTCTCTTAAACATTTCTTCCTCCCTCCGTTTTCTTTCACAATGACGAACTCAGATCAAAGCGTGTAAAGATCCAGCGCAGGCAGTTGATCAAGTCCGCCTTGCTGATGCTGTTGTGTGTCGCCATGTTTACTACGTTCTCAATAGCCAGCGCCTTGGACTTCTCGGCAATATTGGGATCATCCAGATGGTTCTTCACGACCTCTATGGAATCTCCCAACGATAGGTTGTAGGTTGGAAATCTCACTGCTTTCATGTCCGTCCTCTCTCCTTCAAAATTACATTGCACAACTCTCCGTCGGGCCATCTTTCTTCGCTGGCGTAGTACTTGAGGATCAGGCACTCATAGTAGAAATCGCCCTCCTCTATGACTACGCCTATTACCCTGTCTCCCAAGCCATCCGGAATGGTTAATGGGACTTTGCCAATTCCAATATCAGCATCATCGGCGCCCTGTGCATCACTGTTCTTGTTGCGTCTTTCCTGTAAACGCACACCCATCAGAAACCCAAGTCCAAACAGCGCCAATGCCGTCAATATGGCGCGTACAATCGTCAGTGCTTCTCCCATGTTCAGTTCCTCCTTTACCATCTCTCCACCTTTGTCAGTATCGGTGCAATTTTTATATCTTTAAGGAGATTTTGCTTTACAGCCGGTATCAGCCAATCGCTCCCGCACACATAGCACTTGATGAACTTCATTCTTCCGTGGTCGCAGGAAAGCTCAAGGCAGTGTTCGCTGCACCGGCAGGACTGACCCGTACCATAGAACGTCCATAGCTGTCCCGCGCCACCGTTTCCGCGTTGGCCGGCACCAGCGCCGCCATCTCCAGCCTGTGGTGTGTAGGACGCAGGGGATGGCCCATTACCCCTCTTTGACTCCTGAAAACTGTCATCCCAAAGGAATTTGAAGCACAGAAATAATGCGTATAGCCATGGTGCCGAAAACAACACGTTCATAATCCAAAAGCCTACATCCATGCCCTCACTCCTCCATAAACCATATCCCGACAGGGTGCAGGAAGTCACCACACACAATGTTCCGCTCCAAAATGTCTCGAACATTTACATCAGGAAATTTTTCGGCCACCAATGTTGCCACACGGTTTCTGCACTCAAGCACATTGTCCTCCTGTATCTCGATGGTGTAGTACGATGCCACAGCAGTGCGGACATCCTTCAGCGTCTTGCACTTCACCAGCTTTCTGCCGATGATCTCCACAGCAAAGTTCCCAGTGCCACAGCACGGCTCAAGGAACGTTTTTTCAATGTCGAAGGCGTGTCCATCGTTTTCGGCATCCAACATGTCGCACATCTTTTTGACCATCCATGCGGGGGTAAAGACCTCACCGAACTTCTTAACGCGCTCCTTGCTCTTTTGCAGAGGCTCTTTCTTCGTACCTTTCGCAGCCATATTCCACCTCCCAGCGTTTCAGGTATTCCGCCCTGTTCTCCACGCACTTCCTGTATGTTGCGATGGCAGAGGGAGTGTCGATTCTCACCCACCCGACCATGCGCGGTCCCTTTGCCTTACGGCCCATCCAGGCCGCACGACACGTCTGTGCATAGCACTTGGCGCAGGTGCGCTTTCCAGCAATATGAGGTGCTCCGCCGCACTTGGCACACAGGCCGTTTGCGTAATACTCTGATTTGGGGATATCCCGCTTCTGCCATATCCGCTTTTTTTGCGCTTCAATGCGGATGACGGGCGGATGGCCATGCTTTCTTTCAAAACAGTCTTGACACAGCGCCCCGCCGCCAATCGTCAGCGCATCCTCATTGCCGCACTCTGTGCAGACATGGTGTGCTCGAAGCCACGCCCTCCGCTCGCGCATATACTCGCGGTGATACGCCCTTTTGTCCTCAATGTTTTTATAGGCCATGACGCACCTCAAAAGCAGAACTCAAGGTAAGACCGGAGATTGGCCTTTGCCCTGCTGATCGTCCGACTCGCCACAGACTTGTCAATCCCATGCCGCACCGCGATTTCAGTCACCGTCAACCCCTCCGAATAGCGCTCCAATAAGTAGGTCCGCTGCGTGTCTGTCAATTTCGACAGCGCAAGAGGGAGCTTTCTTTTCAAGCGCAACAGGACTTCTTGATTGTCCTCCCCGTTTTCCTCCCTGTACCTTTGAAGCGACATAAGGACGTCCTGGCATGTATTTTGTAGCCTGGTAGGCTCGAAATTCTTCATCCAGCCAATACCCCCTTTCGTAATACATCCGGCAGGCGCGTTCCAGACGCCGCAGCTCCCCGCGCACCTGCTTTAGTTTGTTCAACACACTCATATCGGAAGATCCTGTTCCACCAGCTATGGCAGCTTCCAACTCCTTGATCCGCCTGTCAATGAGCATTGCACTCTCTGCGTACTGCTCCGCAATCTCTACCAACAGCATCTCAGCCACCACCGCCTTTCGTGAGGAAATGTGCCCTTTATAGGATTTTGCTACCCGTGTCAAGAACCTTTCCTTGAAAATCTCAAATTCTGGCCGCATCTCATCACCAGCCCACCCTTGCTCCACCCTTCACCCACCAACTTGCTGGCAACTTGCCGCCGCCCCGCCACATGCCCTTCACCTATATGGCGCTTTGCGCCCGACGATATTTTATTTTGGGGCCTCCCCTTTTGGGCAAACGCTTTTTCGCCTTCCATTTCTAAACTACCCCCCACCCGCAATCTTGCGTCTAACTTGCGTGTAACTTGCGTCCATCTTGGTACTAACTTGGGACTTGGTTCCAATAAGTCATCTTTGGAGTTGGGTATGGGAACATGGAGTTAGGAACATGGGGACGGGGGGAAGAGTTACCTACTGGGTACGCCAAATTTCCGCCCTCGGAATTGCAAACCACCCCCTCCCCGCCCCC